ATCTCCTTCTAAAGACTACCACTTGGAAGGGGTCCGCGACTTAGCCTGCAATATCATCTTGCAGGCGGTCGAGGACATTTGGAACCGCCAGAAATACAAATCCAAACACCAGCGGGCGATCATGGTGGAGGCTCGGCGGTCGGCTCGGCATTTTTTTAAGAACCGAGCGTTCAGCCAAGTCTGCTCCACGATGGATTTACCTGCGGACAAAATCAAAGACGCGGCATTCTACCCGGCGAAATACCCCGAGATCATCAAGATGCTACGGGAGCGAAAAAAACGATGAACTGGACCCATGAACAACTCAAGCAACTCGGCTACACCGAATCCAGCCCGGGAGTTTACTCTCACACTTCAACTGCGGGGATATCTCACCCCAAGTCTCAACCGGCTTCTCGGGCAGCATTGGTCGCTTCTGCAAAAAGAGAAAGTCCGCGCCAAGGCCGCACTACTCTCGTCATTACGAGATGCTCATGCTCGCTCCTCGACGCCGACAATTTCGCAGGCGGTTGCAAGCCTCTTATTGACCAGTTGCGCTATGCCAAGCTCATCGAAGACGACGACCCGGAAACCATCGAAATTCTCTTCCGGCAAGTCAAAGTCAAAACGAAGGCCGAAGAAATGACCCAGATCGAAATAGCAATACAGGGGGAGTATGAGGGGGAGATTCCCAATACTTGTCAAGATCAATTTTGACTGATACCATCAACCCTATGAAATTGAACCCGAAACAAGAGGCGTTTTGCCAAGGGGTCGCGAGCGGTCTCTCGCTCACGCAAGCCTACATCCGCGCCGGTTACTCGGAAAAGGGAGCCGATGGCGCCGCTTGCAAATTGCAAGGAAATGCAAGTGTGGCCTTCCGAATTGACGAACTCCGCGCCAAGTCGGAATCCAAGATGAGCTACAAACGCGAGACCTACCTCGAAACACTCCGCGAGCGGTTCATGGAAATGCCACCGGAATCCGCGACCTGCGCGAAGTATGGGGAAATGCTCGCGAAGGCGATGGGATGGAACGAACCCGAGAAGATCGAGGTCGCCGGGGCCATGGACATCAACATCCGCATCGGTGGCCATTAACATCGACATCATCCCGCGCCCGCAACTCGCGAGCTACCTGCACCGCTCGCAACGCTGGTCGGTGATGGTGCTGCACCGCCGCGCCGGGAAGTCGTTTGTGTGCATCCAAGACTTGATCGCCAAGGCGCTCTCGCACAAGCGCAGCGGACCGCCCCTCCGCTACGCCTATGTGGCTCCGACCCGCGAGCAGGCGAAAGACATCGCTTGGAAATATCTTGTCCAATTCACTAGCCAAATCCCCGGGGTGGTGATCAACAAGGCCGATCTCGCGATCACCTTCCACAACGAGGCCACGATCCGGCTTTACTCGGGCGAAGCCTACGAGCGCCTGCGCGGCATCTACCTCGATGGGGTCGTGATGGACGAGGCCGCCGACCTCGACCCAGCGGCATGGGACAATGTCATCCGGCCCACGCTCACCGACTACCAAGGCTGGGCGACATGGGTGGGAACGCCGAAAGGGCGAAACATTTTCTGGAAGATGTGGAACAAAGCGTGTGCGGACAACGAATGGTTCACGCTCATGCTCAAGGCGAGCGAGTCGAACATCATTCCCGAAGAGGAACTCACCGACATCCGGCGTGGCACCACGGAAAATGCCTACCAACAGGAATACGAGTGCAGCTTCAACATCGGTCGCCCGGGCGCGATCTATGTTCGCAGTCTGGAAAAGGCCCGAGCCGAGAAGCGGGTCACGAACGATGTGCTGTGGTTCAAAGAACTCCCGACCTACACAAGCTGGGATGTGGGCGCTCCGCTGAATCAAAAGGTCTGGATTTGGCAGATGGTCGGCGACCGCATCAACTATCTGGAGGCGCTTTCCGGCGACGATGAATGCAAGACCCCGGCGGATTGGGCTGCGAGGCTCAAGGCCAAGCAGTATGCGTATGGTTCGCATTTCCTCCCGCACGATGCCTCCACGGAAAATGGCGGACTCTGGCAAGGGGCGCTCGCGACCGCCGGGTTGACCGGCGTGGTGCCGGTGCCACGGCAATTGAGCGTGTGGGATGGGATCAATTTGGCCAACGATGCGTTTCCGCGAATCCATTTTGCCGAGGCCGGGTGCGTCGATGGTCTTGATGCGCTCGATGCCTACCATTCCAAAGAGGAGCGCGATGGGGTCACGATCAAGGATGTGCCGGTGCATGATTGGGCGAGCCATTACTCCGATGCGTTCTCGCTTTCTCATCAAGCGATCTCCAGAGGCATGGTGATCGACCGCAGCGCGATTGCCCGCAAGCCGACATCCGGCAACCCGGTCAAAGTCATGGCGGGATTCCGAGGCGGATTCTCGCGGGTGAGGCGATAGGGGAACCCAAGAACCGTTTGATAAGTCCCCTTGACAATGAATCGCCAAATCGAACTCCAAATCCTCAATCTCTACCGGCGGTATCCGCAGCCGCGATCCTTCGCCGAGGAGGTCGAACTCACCGCATGGAATGGCGTCGTCATCAACACCGAGGACTTCTTCATGTTGGCTCGCCCGGTGGACATCCACGACCCCGACGAACGCTGGCGCGATGCCGCGCACACATACCACAGGTTGTGTCAGAACTGCTGGCTGATCACTATATATTGTGGTATCAGTCAAAATAACCCTTGCAACTTTGCCCCCTATCCTCTTCCCTTCATCGCATGGAGTCGGCGAGACCGCCCGCTCCGAGTTTATTCAACCTCAAAACTCCATAAGCGATGCGACTTACTGACCATTCCGAAAACCCCATCCTCTCACCCTGCCTAGCGTGGTTTGGAGGTGGAAGCAAAGGCCCAAGCAAGCAAGAGAAGCAGCAGGCGCAGCAGCAACAACAGCAGATGCAGCAGGCTGCCGACCAGCAAGCGGTAAATCAAAAGGCGCAGTTGGAACTCCAGCGCCAACAATTTGAGGAGCAAAAGCGCCAGCAGGAAGAGGCGCTTCGCCAGATGGAAGCCAACAAGCCCGCTCCCGGTGCCACGGTTGATCCCGGCGATCCGCAGTCCGATGTCGCCGCCGAAGCGGCAAAGCGCAAAGGAATGCGCCGGTCAATCCTCGCCGGGGAATCTGGCCAAGCTCCGATGACGACCGGCTACTCGACGCTCGGTTGATGTTTTGACTGATACCAAATGAAGACCGAACTCGCCGGGAAGATTCTGCGGAAGCACGCTGAAATGGTCGCGGCACGGGCGACATGGGAAAGCCTCTGGGAGGAGATCGCCAAGTTTGTGATGCCGCGCAAGGCCGGGGTCTTCTCGGCCTCATCGCAGCCGGACATGGCTGATGAGACGGCGCTGTTTGATGCCACGGCGGTGCGGGCAAATATGATCCTCGCCAACGGTCAACTCGCGTGGATGACGCCGATGGAAAGCCGGTGGTTCTCGATGGATCCGCCCAAGGAGATGGAGAGCGAGGACGCGATTGAGCAATGGTTCAAGCGTTGCACCGAGGTCGTGCAGGCCGAACTCTCGCGGTCGAATTTCTACACCGAAATCCACGAACTCTATCTCGACCGGGGATGCTACGGCACCGCCGCGATCCTGGTCGAAGCGGGACGCAACTCGGCGCTCAACTTCACCAAGCTCGATGTCGGCACTTTTGCGATCTCGGAGAACGACGAGGGCTATGTGGACACGCTCTCCCGCGAATACGAAATGACCGCACGGCAGGCCGCGCTGAAATTCGGCGAGGAAAAATTGCCCGAGGCGATGAAGGTCGAACTCCAGAAGGAGACGAGTCACCGGAAATTCACCTGTGTCCACATGATCTACCCTCGCGGCCCCGGGGAAATCCAGCAGGGCAAGCGCGACGGCGCGAACAAACCCTATGCCTCGGTCTATGTGGACAAGGCGAGCAAGGAGGTCTTGGCCTCGACCGGCTACGACGAGCAACCGTTTTTTGTGACCCGCTACCTCAAGTGGAAGAACTGCGAGGTCTATGGCTATTCCCCAAGCTGGATGGCGCTTCCCGAGGCCAAGCAACTCAACTTTCTCGAAAAGCAACTCGACTCGCTCGCGGAACTCGCCGCATTCCCACGCATCCTCATCCCCGCCGGGTTCGATGGGGACATCGATCTCCGCGCCGGGGGTGTGACCTATTTCGATCCCAACAATCCCTCGGCGACTCCCAAGGAGTGGAACACGACGGGTCGCTACGACATCGGCATCGCCCGCGCCGAGTGGAAACGAAGCGCCATCAATGAGGCGTTCCATGTCGATCTTTTCAAGATGTTCGCGCAACTCGAAAAGCAGATGACCGCCCGCGAGGTCGCCGAGCGCAGCGCCGAGAAATTGATCCAGTTCTCGCCGACCTTTTCGCGGATGACGACCGAGCTTTTCAATCCGCTCCTGCGCCGAGTGTTCGCGATTCTCGCACGCCAAGGGAAATTCCCGCCGCCGCCGCAGGAACTCGCGATGAGCGGGTTCATTCCCGAACCCGATGTGTCTTACAACAGCCGGATCGCGCTGGCCGTGAAGCAACTTGAAAACATGGCGTTCATCCGCTCCAGCGAGATGCTTCTGCCCTACGCGAACATCAAGCCGGAGATGCTCGACAACTTCGACTTCGACGAGATCACCCGCGACATGGCTCGCAACGACGGACTCCCGGCCCGCTGGCTCATGGACGAGGAAATGGTCGCGCAGATGCGGGCCGACCGGGCGCAGGCCGCGCAGGCGCAAATGCAGGCCGAGCAACTGGAGCGCACCGCCAGCGCCCTCGGCAAGGCCGGGGCCGTGAAACAGGATTCCGTTCTCGCCGGGATGCTTCCCGGTATGGCCGCAGCGTGATGGCTCCCATTGACAAAGCCGAGGCGCTCAAACGCGAACGCGAGCGTCAAAAAACTATCAACGCCTACCACCGGGTTTTTAGCAGCAAGGAAGGCCAAATCGTCATCGCGGACATGAAGCATCAGTTCGCCACTGAGTCGCAGGTTTTCCTCCCCGGATACGACTACAACCCCGTGGTGGCGGCGCTCCGCGATGGTCAGCGGGGCGTCGTTCTCCACATCGAAATGATGCTCAAGCGCCCAGTGATTGCCGACAGCAATATCGAGGAACCCAAACGCAAAATCAAAAAATGAGCAAAACCAAAACCATTCCGCCGCAGCCCGAAATCGACCCGATGCTCGGCGACAAAACCCACGCCTTTGTGGAGTG